CATTTGTTGAAAATTATCCGAAAGAACACCAATTTAAAGATTCGGAATGTGGAATGTACGCATTATTTTTTATCATTACCATGTTAAAAACCCATAATTATGATTATTTTAAAGGTAAAACAACTTTTCCAGATGAAAAAATAGAAAAATTACGAAAAAAATATTTTAATTCATAATAAAGAATAAAGATATAGGATACTTATGAATACGACAGATAACAAACGAATGTTATGGGACCTTGTATGCGAAATGGATTTGTTTCGGCCTGGATTGCAGAAAGAAGAAATTATGAAATTGTTTGAAGATACCATTTTAATAGCAGACAAATCAGATACAACCTTAACCGAAAAAAATAAACTATTTTTATCTTTGTTTGTTCCTGCTATCAATAATTTAAAAGTGGAAGATAAAGAAACAGCTTCGCGCGAATCATTTTTCGAAGAACGCGTACAGACGATTCAAGAATCAAGAGACGTTCCTCTCTATAACATATTTGACCCTGTAGACGTTCAACACGAATTGGTTGCTATCAAGCAATTGCTTCACAAAATTTTGGAGAAATTAGAAAATTGAAACAAAACTTCAAAACCAACATAGATACGAACACCATGGAGCTTCTCGACTGGGTACCTTCCAATAAATTGTCTTTCGCCATGCTTCAGATGAACCCCAATGCGATTGACCATATCGAAAAACACCACGTTCCAAAAATGTGGCCTCTTTTATCAACGAATCCAGGTGCTTTGTGTTATTTATACAACGACCCTACTATGTTAGGTACAAATGGCTGTTGGCTCAAAAACCCTAACCCAGCTATTATTCCAATATTGGAAAAATATTCACCTATACAACTACCCTTTGTAAAAGAAATGTTATTGGAAAACCCAAATGCACTTGATTTAGTAGACCTAGATGACAAATATGTTACATGTCATTTACATTTGTTGGCCAAAAATACAAGTCCTCGTGCTATGCAAATCATTGAAAAATATGTTTACTTTTTATCGGATGTAGCATGGGAAAATTTATCGGCGAATCCAGGTGCCATTCATATTCTTGAAAAACATCTAGATAAAGTGGATTGGATGGCTTTATGTTCTAACCCATCTGCTATCCATTTACTCTTAAAACTACCCTATCGTATTTATTGGTTTCATTTTTCAAAAAACACCCATCCACTTGCTATTGAACACATGAGAAAAAATTTAGATAAAGTGAATTGGCCTAATTTATCTGCCAATCCAGCTGCAATTGAACTATTAAAAGAAAATCAAGATAAAATTAGTTGGTATTGGTTGTCTAAGAATCCTGCCATATTTGAGTACAACTATTCAAACATGGCTAAAGCAAGAACCGATTTGATTCGGGACGATTTGATATCTGTTGCATTGCACCCCGACCGTGTGTCTACATGGATGCAACAAGGGCTCACATTAGCTGATTTGTAATTAATTCATTATTTTTTTATAAAACTAAACATATGACAACAAAATGGACAGACGATGTAATTGCAATGTTGAAAAAAATAAGAATTAATTCTTATTTAATGAGTGTGAAGCATAAAAATAGATATATTGAATTCAAAGAATATTCTAGATATTTTGATTTACCCGTTATCGTACTTTCTATCTTTAGTAGTACATTTATATCTTTTCAAAGTGTTCCCGAATATGATAAAATTATGGTCAATACAGCAATAAGCATGTTTATTGCCATTTTAACATCGATTAAATTATATCTCAATTTGTCTGACTCTATTAATCAAAGCGAATCACTTTCCCAGAAATTTTATCTATTAAGCATCAATATTTATAAAATATTAGAGTTGGATGAAGAAAACAGAAAATGTGACGGACATGTATTTTTAAATGAAACGTACAGTGAATATGTCAAATTACTAGACAGTTCTAATATTTTTAAAACAGAGATTAAAAAAGACATGTTAATTGAAGATATCAAACCATTGTTGAAACCATGCAAAACTATAAAACATAATCAAACGCAAACTCAACTATATTCTTCCTCTGTTAATTCCATTGACGAAAAATCAAGTACTCTTTCCATCATGAACGAACCGGATATGATACCTGAGTTTGGGTCATATTGTCCTAACTCAACTGTTTAAAAAATTGAAACGTTTTTATCTATTATGATATAGTATGATTTCAAACATTTCAACAAAATGACGTTCCCTACTGCTCTTGCTCTTGACCTCAACAAAAAGGCGTTGTATGCGATTTGCGAGAATTTCGAGCCTCGCGGTATTTCGGATGGACCTTCTCTATCTATCAAACTGTATCGCATCCCGCATTATCAACGCTTCTACACGTGGCCACTGCGTTTTCAAGAAAATTTCATCGAATCTATTCTGAAAGGATACCCAATACCATCCATTATGTTATCTCAAGTCATTGACAATGGCGAAGAATACTTTATGGTGGAAGATGGTCAGCAACGGTTGACCACTGCCTACCGATTCATGAAAGATGAGTTTGGTATCGTAATAGAAGAAGATGGTGACAAACTTCTATATTCTCAACTGCCCGCTGACTTGCAATCGCGGTTTCGTATGTACGAGTTTCAAACGGTTACTTGCAAGGCACGAGACCTTACTCTTCTGCGACGTATTGAGATGTTCCAAAGTACGAACGACCACAAACCGCTCACCGACAATGACAGGTTTCATTCTTGCATGGATTTACCCATGGGAGAATATATAAAGGAATTACTTTCAAAGAATCACGAGCCCATTAAAAAATATGTCGGAAAAATTGGAGAAGGAAAAACGCGCGGTGGACTGGCCGATTTTGCAGGTATGTGCATCACACTTTCAACCAACACACTATCATGTTTGACCACTTCTTACTACAAAAATGGAGACTACATGCGCAACGACGACAATGTTTATCGTATTCAGCCCTTTTTAGATGCTTATTTCAAGATACTGGAAGATGAAGTAGGGAAGAAGGTTACTAAACCTCCGCGAATCTACGGAAAATTAAGCGGTGTTCTTGGGCTAGCAGTTCACAGCTATATATCATGGGGCTTCATAGATGAATCCATTACATGGTACATTGGGAAACTAATTGCTGACAAAAAATACATGCCTTCTACGTTCAAAAAACTTGGCGCGGGCGACATCCGAAATTGTCAATCCAATGCTATTGAAAAACGTTTCGACGCAATTTTAGAACAACACACTGCAGACACTAATGATACGGGTTTAATCAACGAAGATGATTCAGATATCGACGAAGAATAATGGGCAACGTATAAGGTAAGTGTCTCTTGTATTTATTTTTTTCAATTATTCAGTATACCATTTTAATGCTTCTATCGATTCTATATTATATTCACCAAGGTTAGCATATTTTTTTATTTCAAAAAATTCAGAATAACGAAGTAAATTCATAGATGTATCAAACACTGCAAAAAAAGATTGTATTTTATGTAGGATAAACCATAGTTCATTATTCTTTATATATCCCTTGTATCCTCGTACATAATTAAAATATTTTGGTAAATTTTTTGTTTCTATGATTTCGGAACCTATATAATTAAATTTAAATGGATTCCAACTATGAATGATAACAGGTAATGCGTCCGACAACGTTTCGTTGCAACAAGGTTCTAAAATAGGGTAATGATATACATCACATTCTTTCCACATTGTTTCATAATATTTACTAGCTGATTTTTTTTGTTCTTCACGATAGCTGTTGTATACAACCATAATAGGTACATTTTGAAATAAAATATAATTACCATTGAACGTTAATGGTAATTGAACTATTTCTTCTTTAGAAAAAAAATGATTCATTAAATGCGGTCCTGTTATATACAATTCAGAAAAACCATAGATATTGTTTTTTACATTGTTTACAATTGCTTGTATACATTTGTATAACATGCCATTGTTGCGTTTAAAGCACAATAAAGCATTATAAATTCCTACACTACCTTTGTACCATCGGTCTCTTACACAATATTCTTTATTCGTTAATTCAATTAATTTAAAATGAGAAAGACATTTATATTTTATATCTAAATAGATTCCACCTTTTTTGTATAATATACAATATCTCCATAAATCTGCTTTGTATGCTCCTGGTTTCAATTTATCAAATGAATACAACACATCTTCATCAAAATTTTGTTGAATAAAATCTCTACACATTGCATCGTCATACAAATAATGTTTGAATTCAGGATTTTGTTGTTTTATTAATTCTACATTTTCTTTCATTTTTGGAGGTAAATCTAAAGTATACCATGTTTGATATAAATTTAATGGTATCATAGAGTGTATATCTTTTTTGTTCAATTGAAGTGGAAATTTTGAATTTTGTTTGTTTACTTTAAGTGGAAACATATAGTATTATTTTAAAAAATAATGAATTAATTTACATAATAACGTTCAATTACGTTGAACATGGATGGTATTTCTTCTTCTTTGCATTCCATCCATTTTGCACGAATGTTATCTATAATATCCGTGTTATCATAATGATTTCTCATGTGTCGAATCATAGATAATCCTCTTTCTAACAGTTCTTTACTTTTATAAGATAAGGTCAAGAAATCGTTGCGCGACGATGATTCGTGGAACATTCCTCCGCGTAACCGTAATATTAAATATAGACGCGAATCCGATTTAATTCCATATTCGTACACGAATTTATCATTTTCTAAGGTTGACCCATTAAATACAAGACGTTGTTGGTCGAGCGGAAGTTGGTCTTGTTTATAAATTTCTTGTTTAACTTGAAGAATCGTGTTGTTAGAATGTACCTGTATGGGTATAATACGACCTGTCAGAGTGACAGCGGTGACCTGAAAAGGTTCATGATAAACTTTAGGAACAATTTTAATCAATGCAGCAAATAACTCTTCTAATGTTTCTGCACGGGGTTCATGGTAAAAAAGTGGGGATACTGCACACGCCATGGTGTTGTATGATTCTCTATATACCAATTATATTTCAATTTAAATCTATCTTTATAGTATTACTATGTCGGACACGTACACCATGTTCCCTATTCAAAATCAATCTATCTGGAACATGTACAAGAAACAAGTGGATTGTTTTTGGCGTGTAGAAGAAGTTGATTTATCTTCCGATATAGAATCCTGGAAAAAATTAACCGACCAAGAACGACATTTTATTTCCATGATATTGGCTTTTTTTGCATCCAGTGATGGTATTGTGCTTGAAAATCTTGCATCCAGATTTATGATGGATGTAAAGTTATCGGAAGCACGGGCCTTTTACGGGTTTCAAATTGCAATGGAAAACATACATTCAGAAATGTACAGTTTGTTGATTGATACTTATATCAAAGACCCTGACCATAAATTAACATTGTTTCATGCGATGGAAAACTTTCCGTGTATCCAAAAGAAAACAGATTGGGCATTAAAATGGATTGCCAACTCTTCTTCCTTCGCCACACGGTTAGTGGCGTTTGCATGCATTGAAGGAATATTCTTTTCGGGTGCTTTTTGCAGTATTTATTGGCTAAAATCAAGAGGAATCATGCCGGGTCTAACGTTTAGCAATGAATTGATTAGCAGGGATGAAGCATTGCATACCGAATTTGCCATTCTATTGTATAAATTGGAACCTGCATTATCTACTAGTTTATTTCTTGAAATTGTAAAAGAAGCGGTGGAGATTGAAAAAGAGTTTATCAATGATGCGCTTCAGTGCAGATTGATTGGAATGAACGCGCATTCTATGAGTACGTACATTGAATTTGTAGCTGACCGTCTTTGTATTCAAATGGGATACTCCCCTATTTATAATGCAACCAATCCATTTTCATTTATGGAACTAATATCGTTGGAAGGAAAAACAAACTTTTTTGAGAAACGCGTAGGCGAATATGCAATGGCAGATACAACGAAAACCGTGTCTACCATGTTTACTTCCGATTTTTAAACTTTCTTTGTCGTTGTCTAGTTTTTTTATATTTTCTTACTCTTTTTCGTGTACGTCCTCCTACCTCAACGGTTGGCTCTACATCATTCGATTGAGATAAGTAGTCAGTTTGGCTAGAAACAGGTTCGGCAACTGGACTTGGAGCACTGTTGGATGCTACAGGCGACACATGTTGAGATACTGGAGCTGCTATTGTAGTTGGTATTTCTGCAATTACTTGACCTTTAATACTTGCTGTAATTTTTTCTATCAATGTTTCAAATTCAGTAATAGTACTTTCAAAAATAGAAGATGCGTCTAAATAATAAGGTGCAAGCAATATACTTAATTCAGCATTCATAACTTCATACAAATCAACATCTGTTACATTCAAATTATATAAATGAACTATTTTACCCTTTAATTTTTTTCTTAATCCTTTTAATTTTTCTATATTTTGTCTTGAGAATGCAATCAAATAATTCAT